GCCATCGAGGCGCTTTCCGAGGCAACGGGCTACAAGTTCGGCCCGCGCGGCTGGGCGTACTATGCCGAGGGCCTGGGCCTGATCACGAAAGGCGAGTTCGACCGGTTCGAGAAGCTGCTGACCGACATGCGGAAGGACGGGGAACTTGACCCCGACGTCATCGAGCCCGACGCTTCACGCACCGCGACAAACGTTGGTGACTTCGACGCGGCAGAAGCCCCTCCGGAAGCCTATGCGCGCGCGGCGGTCGCGGACATCGGGAAACAGCTTCGGTCTTGGGCCGAAGCTTTCCATGCCAACGGCTACTGGGATGATCTCGAATATTACGTCGAGATGATCGTCGAGAAGAAAGACCTTGTGCAAATCTTCCGCTCGACGGCCGACCGCTACAATATCCGCATCACGAACGGCAAGGGTGACACCGATATTCACACCCGCCTAGCGATGCTGAAGCGCTTTCGCGATCACACGTATGCCGGCCGGCGCTGCGTCCTGTTGGCGATAGGCGACCACGACCCGAAGGGGCTGAGCATCGTGGAGGGCCTGCAGCGCACCATCATGTCATGCGCCAACATCAAGGGCCTGGACTGGCCCGACCCTGAGTTCGACGTGGTCAATATCGGCCTAACCGAACAGCAGGTTCGCGACCTCGATCTGATGCGAATTGGAAATCTGGAAACCGGCGGCGGTCGGGACCTGTCAGACGCCAGCCATCCCGACCACTTCAAGCCCTACGTGCAGGACTATATCCGCCGGTTCGGTGTCTGGAAGTGCGAGGCAAACGCCCTCGTCGGCCATCCGGCCAAAGCTCGCGATCTGCTGGAAGTCGCGATTAACGAGTTCATCCCCTCCGAACACCCTGACGACGTCGAGGCGAGCAACGAACCGGGCCAAGAATCGGTTCGCGCCGAGATTGCGCGCCTGATGCAGAGCTGGTCGTTCGACGAAAACGCTTAACCCGGCGCCGGATCCCCCGGCCCGAAACTGAGAGGCTGAGAAATTGACCACCGCAACCCGAGAAATCCGAGGCCTGGCCGTGAAGACCACCAACTCGACGGCGGACAGATGCCCTCTGGCGGCGACTGAACTGGAAGGGCAGATCAAGATCAGCCTTCCCAGCAGTTACGCGCCGCTGCTGACGCCGGCCGAGGCCCGCGCCTTCGCCGCGCAGCTGAACGCCCTGGCCCGGCGGATCGAGAACCGAAACCCAGACACCATCGAAACTTAGAACCGAAAAGGGCTGAGAACATGGAAAACACCACCACAATCGCCAGGGTCGAGCACCTGGCCAAGATCTACGCCGCCCAGGCGGTGAAGCCGCCGCAGGCGCAGCGGCCGAAGACGCCAGAGGACTTGCCGAACGCCCAGGCCCTGACGCGCGTGGCCGACTTGGCGCGGGTCGGCGCCGAAGTCATCGAAGGGCAAGTCAGCTGGCGCGGCCAGATGTGCAAGGCCTATCTGGATCTCGCCACTGAGCTGATCGGGCGCGGGATCGGCTTCGGCTATTACGGCGGCGACAACCCTGCGACCACCGCCGCCGTGGGGGAAATCGACCGGCTGCGGGCTGAGGTGACTCGCCTTACGCGCGGGATCGGACTGGCCCAGGTCGCCCTGCGCGATCACGCGCCCGACACGGTCTGGTTTGACAGCATCGAGACGCTTTTCGACATGCTGGAAGGCCTGCGCGATCCGAAGGGCGAAGACCCGATATCGGCTGATGAACCGGCCTCGCCGGCCGATCCGCCTGCACCGCCATGGCCCCCAAGCCATGCGACCAACAGCCTACGCGAGGGCTGGAAGGCCTATTTCGCCGACCGCGCCCGCGATGACAGCCCGTTCCCGCCAATCCGCGCCGATCTGCACGCGGGGTATCGCGAGGGCTGGGATGCCGCAGAACAGCACCTCAAAACCCAAACCCAAGGAACCCCGACATGAAAATCGAAATCGAAGGCCGCGCTGATCTGCGGCCCGTCATCCTGGCAGCGCTGGACGCTGGCCGGTTCACCGTGAGCATGAAGACCACGCCGACGCCCGGCGGCGCGTACATCGAGGCGGAAACCGTCTTCGTTGACGTGCTGGGCGTCCTGCCGATGGTCAGTAAGGGCCTCGACGTTGACGGCGTTTTCCGGCCGATCAAAGTCCCGCACGAGGAAATTCAGCGACTGACTTCCGAGCGCGACGCCCTGGCCCCATTTGCCGACGCGGTTCATGAGTTCGCGCAGGCCTGCCGCATCATGCCAGGCGATAACGTGGTCAACCATCTGCGCGGGTTCAGCGAGGACGTCACGGCCGGCCGGGTTCTCGTCCTGCACCCTGACGGCTATCAGTCGGCCGTGGTCGGCGCCGAGCCGCCCGCGACCTTCATGGACGAGCTGACGGCGGCGAACCTGCAATCGCTGATGAATGGCGTTCACGCCTTCGCGCTGGCGACCATCGGCCCGAACGAAGACGGGCTAGAGAACCTGCAGCGCTGGACCGACTGGGCGCGGCAGGGACTCGTCACCGTCCGCCGGGCCGGGCCGCCAGAGATCCCGCGCCAGGCGATCCGCGAGTATCTCGAAAACCAGATCGAGGACGAAGACGAACAGATGCGCGTCTATGGAAACGTCCTGTCGTTCATCGACGAGGCGATTGCGGGGTCGGCCCAGGTCAAGCCGCTACGGGTCGAGCGCGCTACCACGGTACAAGAGGCGCCGCCGCCTGAGTTCTTGGAAGTGGCCGCGCCTGAAGCCGAAGAGCGCGCCGCCTACACCGACGCCGAGCGCGCCGCCATGCTGATGCGGGACGACGAGCCCGACAGCTTTGAACGGATCGACGATGACCCGGCGCCCGCCTTGGTCAAGAAGCGCAAGCCCGCGCACCCGATTGACGACGACGAGCCCTTCTGACCATATGGCCAAGTTCCATCGGCCACGTGGCTGCGCGCCGCTCCCCCCAGGTGCGCGGGACGACTCCTGAAGTGTCCGCCGAGGCCCGCCGCGTGAGTATGGCGGGCCGAAGTGGCGGCCTTGACGAAAAGCACCGCGAAAGCCTAAGACCACCGCCATGCACATCGACCGCGCCCTTTCGAGTAGCTCGTCCTCGCGAACATAGCGGGTTGCACACCCGCGTCTGGCGGGTGGCGAGCTTGGTGCTCAAACAGTCTTGAAAACTGCGCCTCCGAAAGGATGAGGGTTCGATCCCTTCACCCGCCGCCATTCCTTCGGATGGTGTACCCGGCAGGGCCTGGGATCGCCTGCTAAGCGCATCACACCGCAAGGTGTCGGGTTCGAGTCCCGCGCCATCCGCCACCCTCCCCGCCTGCTTAGCTCAGTTGGTAGAGCGCCGTTTTCGTAATTCGGATGTCGCGGGTTCGATTCCTGCAGCAGGCCCCAAACGTCAGAAGACCCCCAAGTCGCGAAACCTGGGGGCCTTCCTTGTCGAACGCGGGGCTGATGTCGCGGGCAACGGCGGGACAATCCGCGAAGCCCGGTTCAGCGTCAAGGCGCGAAGATGTGGACGCCGAGGCCCAGGCCCAACGCAAAACAGGCCAAGGCGATCAGCGCCAGGCACGCGAAGGCTTTGCGGATGCTCATGACAGAAGCCCGGCCAGGTGCTGCACGCCGGCCTTCAATGCCCAGATGGCGCCGGCCACGATGAAGCCGCAGATTATCAGCGCCATGCAGAACAGGGCGATGTCGGCGGGGTGCGGATCGGTGTCAGGCCGCCGCATCGTCACGGGGTCGGTTCTCACGACCACGCAAGGCGCGTGTAGAGCCATCAGGAAATCGGCGGTTCGATAGTTGCCGATCCTCATGGCGTCAAACAATCGGCTGATGTGGCCGCCGCCATGACTGTAAACCATCTGCCCGACGAGAGCCGGCGCGCATTCGGTCATGGTAACCAGTTCATCAACGCCGAACGCGCCGCGACCAAGGGCCTGAAGAACAGCAGAGCGCGTCCTGTCCTTTTCTGCAGACGAGGGGCGAGAAATGGATATCAGCCGCATCAGCTGCGCGTTGAGCTTTGTGATTTCAGCTTCGGTGTAGCCCGGCGACAAGTGCGCGCGGAAAGCCCTATCGAAGGCTTTGTCAGTGGTCATCATGGGTTCAGCCCTTCATGTGAATGTGTCGATGAAGCACACAAATTGCGCCATCGGCAAGGGGGCTTGGCCGCGCGCGCCGGTTCCCGCATCATGGGCGCATGGCTGGACGCAAAGCAAAACCCACGGCGCTGAAGCTGGTGACGGGCAATCCCGGTAAGCGGGCGCTGAACCAGAACGAGCCCATTCCGGCGCCGACAGCCGCCCCGCCGATCCCGCCGCGCCACCTGACCAAGGCCGCCAAGGAAGAATGGGCGCGGGTTTGCCGCGAGCTTTGGCTGCTGGGCCTTCTCTCGACACTCGACACTTCCCTGCTGGCCGCCTACTGCGACAGCTTCGCCACCTGGGTCGAGGCCCGCCGGGCGCTGGACGCTGTGAAGCGCGAAGAAAACCGCGTCGATAGGCTGATCGCCAAGCGGATCGCGGCCGGCGAAGAGGTTCAGGAAACGAACCATTCGGCATTTGGCGGTCTTCTGACCTATACCTCGAATGGAAACGTCATCCAGAATCCGCTGATCGGCATCATGAACAAGGCGAAAGTCGACATGATCCGGTTCGCGGCCGAACTGGGAATGACCCCGGCCGCGCGCAGCAGGATCAATGTCTCGAAAGCCGATGCGAACGCGGACCCGGCAGGCAAGTTCTTCGGACGTTCGAAGTCAGCTTGATCCGACGACATGGTACGCCCAGGCGGTGGTGGATGGCGAGATAATCGCCGGGCCGCACGTTCGCGACACTTGCGAGCGGCATCTGCGCGATCTTCGCGAGTCGAACACGACTGGCCTGCGGTTCGACCCGGCCGCCGCCCAGGATTTCTTCGACTTCTGTTCTGAGGTCTGCACCGTACTCGTCGATGGCGAGACGCAGCCCTTCCTGCTGTCGGCCGCGCAGAAGTTCATCGCTGGGTCCATCTTCGGCTGGAAGCGTCAGAACGGCTATCGCCGGTTCCGAACGGGCTTCATCGAGATCGGCAAGGGCAACGGCAAGTCTCCCCTGGCCGCTGCCATCGGGCTTTACGGGCTGGTCGCGGACGGGGAAGAGCGCGCCGAGATCTACGCCGCCGCGACCAAGAAGGATCAGGCCATGATCCTGTTTCGCGACGCCGTCTCGATGGTGAAGAATTCGCCGGCCCTGAATTCGCGCCTGGCCAAGTCGGGCGGCGAGGACAACGTCTGGAACTTGGCGTTCATCCAAACGGCGTCGTTCTTCCGGCCCATCGCGAACGACAACGGGCAATCCGGCCCGCGCCCGCATTTCTTCCTCGTCGATGAGCTGCACGAACACAAGGACGGCGAAACGGTTCGGATGGGTAAGGCGGGGTTCAAGGCCCGCGTCGAGCCGCTGCTGCTGCTGATCACCAACAGCGGTTCAGACCGGCAATCGGTCTGCTGGGAATATCACGAACACGCCGTGAAGGTGGCGGACGGGTCGGTCAGCGACGATGAGCTGTTCAGCTACGTCTGCGCGCTCGACGACGGCGATGACCCGTTCAACGATCCCGCCTGCTGGATCAAGGCGAACCCAGAACTGGGGAACGTCATCAAGGTCGATTACCTGCAAAGCCAGGTGAACGACGCGCTGATGCTACCCAGCCAGCAGAACACCGTCTTGCGGCTGAACTTCTGCGTTTGGACCGACGCCGACCGGGCCTGGATGACGAAGGAGGCTTGGGAGCTATGCGAGCGCCTCCCCACGATGGCCTGGGGCGCGGCTCCGAAGAAGATCCGCCCGGCCTTGGTTCTGGAAGACTTCAGGGGTTGCAAGGGATTCGGCGCGCTCGATCTGTCGTATGCGCTCGATCTGACCGCCCGCGCGCTGGACTTCCCCGACACGGTCGCGGGCGTGCTGCATCACTACCTGTTCGCGCACTTCTGGACGCCCAAAGCGACCCTGCTGGCCCGCGCCCGCAAAGACCGCGTCCCTTACGACCTATGGGAGGCGAACCAGCTGATCGAGGCCACGCCGGGCAAGGTGATTCCCATGGCCGCCGTTGCGCGCCAGATGGCCCAGGACTGCGACCGTCACCAGATCGATTTCTTCGCCTATGACCGGTATCGCCACAAGGATCTGCAGGACAAATTCAAGGACGCCGGCTTTGACCCGCCAATGATCGAGCATCCCCAGGGCTTCCGTCGCGCGAACCGCCTTGAGCACGATGTGGCCGCCCGCTTCGCCCTTTACGACGAGTACGGGAAGCCAGCCGAAAACCCGCTCTACATGCCGGCCAGCATCGAGGAATTCGAACACGCCATCATCGAAGAGCGCCTGCATACGCCGAAGCATGAAGTGCTGCGCTGGAACGTGTCGGGCGTGACGCCGCGTGACGATCCGGCCGGAACAGGCAATAAGGTGTTCGACAAGCGGAAGGCGACGGGTCGGATTGACGGCGCGGTGGCCGCTGCGATGGCAATTGGGGCGGCAACGGCGCGGTTCGGCAATGGAGGCTCTGCGCTCGACGACTTCCTCTCTAACCCGGTGATGACGCGATGAACTTTCTCGGATTGGATCTGTCGGGCTGGCGTGGAAAGGGGATCGGCCTGACCGATGGCGGGTTCTGGTCTAAGTTCTTCGGAGGCCCGAACGCGGCCGGCCAGGTCGTAACGCTCGACACGGCCCTGACACTCTCGACCGTCTGGTCATGTGTGCGGCTGATTTCCGAGACCATCGCGACCCTGCCGCTGAACCTGTACGAACGCGATGGCGAGCGCCGCAAGGTCGCCACCGGCCACACCCTGCAGTCGGTGCTGCACGTGTCGCCGAACTTCGAAGACACGCCGGTCGAGTTTTGGGAAGGCGTCGTCGCCTCGATAGCGCTGCAGGGCATTTCGGTTTCGCTGCGCGACGTCAACGGCGCCGGCGACGTGTCGGGCCTGCGGACGCCGCGCAGCTGCTACCCGGTGCGCGATAGCAACCAGCGCCTGCTCTATCGGACAACCTTCCTCGACGGCCGGCAGCTCGATCTGCAGCCAAATCAGGTGTTCGCGATCAAGGGCTTCAGCGACGGCCGGCGGTCTGACACCGGGCTTTCGGCGATCCGCTACGGCGCCCAGACCTTCGGCAACGCCCAGGCTGTCGAGGAGAGCGTCGGCAAGACCTTCCAGAACGGTATTCAGTCCAGCGGGTTCTTCCAGCTGGATAACCCGGCGATCAAGCTGGACGACGAGAAGCGCAAGCAAATCCAGAAGGTGCTGGACGAGTTCACGGGCTCGACGAACGCCGGCAAGAAGATGCTGCTGGAAGCTGGCCTGTCCTACAAGGACATGAACCTGAACCCAGAAGACGCCCAGATGCTTCAGACGCGGGCCTTCAACGTCGAAGAAATCTGCCGCTGGTTCCGCGTCCCGCCCTTCATGATCGGCCACACCGAAAAAGTGACCAGCTGGGGGACGGGCCTCGAACAGCAGATGCTGGGCTTCGTCGCCTTCTGCCTGGCGCCATACCTGACCCGCATCGAACAGGCGATCAACAAGCGCCTGCTGAAGACCGGCGAACAGGGCCGGTTCTACGCCAAGTTCAGCCTTGAAGGCCTGCTGCGCGGCGACATGGAAGCCCGCGCCGCGTTCTATGCGTCCGCGCTGCAAAACGGCTGGATGAACCGTGACGACGTTCGCGCCCTGGAAGACTGGGATCTGATCGGCCCGCTTCTGGGCGGCGAGTTCTTCACCATCCAGTCGAACCTGATCCTTCTGGGCGACGCCGCCAAAATGGCAGACAAGCCGGGGAGCCCGACCATCGCCCCAACGCCACCGCCCGCCAAAAAGAAAACCGGAGCCTGAGACCCATGCGCTATCTTCACGTCCTGGCCGCCTTCGCCGCCTCGCCCTGGGCGCTGGAACCCGGCTACATGCGGAGCGCCATCGCCATCCTCGCCAACCGCGCCATGGGCCAGCCGGCGACCGAAGGGAAGGCGATCAGCGACACGAAAGCCCGCGAGGTGGCCAAGGCCGAAGGCGGGATCGCCGTCATGCCGATCATGGGCCTGATCTCGCAGCGGGTCGATGCGATGGACGAGGCCTGCGGCGGTGGCGGCATGTCCATCGAGCGCGCGACGAAGACCTTCCGCGCCCAGCGTGACGATGACGCGGTGAAGGCGATCATCCTGAACATCGACAGCCCTGGCGGTGGAACCTACGGCGTTGACGAGTTCGCCCGCGAGATCCGCGAAAGTCGGGGCGTCAAGCCGATCATCGCCCAGGTCAACAGCCTCATGGCGTCGGCCGCCTACTGGATCGGCGCGGCGGCTGACGAAATCGTCGTCACCCCCGGCGGCGTGGCCGGCTCCATCGGCGTCTATTCGGTTCACCAAGACATCAGCGCCGCCCTGGCCAAGGCCGGGATCGCGCCGACTCTGATCCGCGAAGGCGAGTTCAAGGCCGAAACGAACGGCTTTGGCCCGCTCTCGGCGGCCGGCGAAGAACAGCTGCGCTCGCTGGTCTTGGACGCGGCGACCGCCTTCCGCGACAGCGTCGCCGAAAGCCGGGGCGTGTCTCGCAAGGCCGTCATCGAGAAGTTCGGCGACGGCAAGGTGTTCGGCGCCAAGGAACTGGTTGAGCGCGGCATGGCCGACCGGATCGCCACGCTTGACGAGACAATCGCTCGATACGGCGTCCCGACCAAGCGCCAGAGCGGCGCGGCGTCCAGCCGCCAGGCCTTTGCACGCGGCGAAGTTCCGACTATGAGGGAATTCGAAGCCGCCCTGGGGGACCTGGGCCTTTCGAACAGCCTGGCCGAACAAATGGCCAAGGCCGCCTATCCGATCATCGCCAAGGGGGACCCTGGGCCTGCGTCGGATCAACCCGACCTAACGCCCGCCGCCCGTGACGCGCTTTCCGCGCTCGCCGGCTACAAGTTCACGCTGTAGAAAGGTTCCCCTGTGGAAAAGGAAATCGAAGCCCTCAAGGCGTCTCTGGAAGCCCGCGACGTCAAGATCAAGGAACTGATGGCGACCGCCACCGACCAGATCACCGCCTTGGGCCAGGCTAACGCCGAACTGCTGAAGACGCTCAACGCCCAGGTTGAAGCCGGCACGGCCCAACAGGCGCGCATTCTCGAACTCGAACAGAAGATGGCCGCCAGCTACGCCAACGGCGGCGCCGGCCTGGGCGTTTCGGTCAGCCTGTCGAACGCCGCAATCGAGAGCGACGACTTCAAGGCCGTCATGGCCGGCAAGGCCGTCTCTGGCCGTGTTAGCCTGAAGGGCAACTGGAACGACGGCATGCAGGCCGCCGATACCATCGGCAGCGGCACGACCGGTTCCGGCAACGGCGGCGTCATGCTCGTCGCTGATCGCATTCCCGGCATCGTCGCCCAGCCCGACCGGACGATGACCATCCGCGACCTTCTGATGCCTGGCCAAACCTCGGCCCAAGCCATCGAGTACGTTCGCGAAACCGGGTTCACCAACGCCGCCGCGTTCGTGACGGAAGGCGGCCAAAAGCCGCAATCCGCCCTGACGTTTGAGCTGAAGGATACCGCCGTTCGCACCATCGCCCACTGGGTCAAGGCTACCCGCCAGATCCTGTCGGACGTCCCGATGCTGCGTTCGTACATCGACGGCCGGCTGCGCTACGGCCTGCGCTTCCGCGAGGAAACCGCGTTCATGCGCGGCACCGGCACGGGCCAGGAAATCGAGGGCATCAAGACCGTTGCCACCGACTACGAAACCAGCCGCAACAAGACCGGCGACACGAAAATCGACGTGATCCGTCACGCGATGACGCAAGTCACCATCGCCGAATACTATGCGACCGGCATCATCCTGCACCCGAACGACTGGGAAGCGATTGAGCTGACCAAGACGACGGAAGGCGCGTACATCTTCGCGAATCCGCAGTCTCTGGCCGCTCCGACGCTCTGGGGCCGCCCCGTCGTGCAGACCCAGGCCCAGACCGAAGGTGAATTCACGGTCGGCGCCTTCCGCATGGCTTCGCAGATCTTCGACCGCGAAGACGTGACGGTCGAACTGGCGACCCAGCACGCCGACGACTTCACCAAGAACCTCGTCACGATCCTGGCCGAAGAACGCACTGCGCTTGCGCACTACCGTCCCGAGGCCATCGTTGACGGCGCCTTCCCGGCCTAGCCCGGCGCGGCAATCCTGATATAGGCGAAAGGGTCGGTGGAAACGCCGGCCCTTTTTCTTTGAGGGTTGAACCATGAAGATCAAACTTCGCCGAAGCATCGGCGCTTGGAAGCGCGGTCAGGAACTGACGGTTCCGAAGGACGTCAGCAAGATGGACGCGAACCGCTTTCTGGGGCTGAAGGCCGCTGACGAGATCGACGCAAGAGGCAAGGCGGTCCCGCGCGCGGGCGACGTGGACCCTTCGCGCGCGCTCCCGAATGGTGGCCCCGGTGGGTCGGTGAGCGCGTCGTCGTCATCGCGAGCGGCCCGAGTGCAGCCGACTCCGATTGGAGCGCCGCAGAGCGGGCGCAGGCGGCGGGCCGCGCCCGCTTCATAGTCGTCAACGAGTCCTGGCGGCTCGCGCCCTGGGCCGATCTTCTCTATGCGGCGGACGATGCGTGGTGGAGATCCTGCGACGGCGCCCCTGACTTCCATGGCCTGAAGGTCAGCCAAGACGCGCCGGCCTGCGCCAAGTTCGGACTGCGCCGCGTCACCTTGGACGGCGTCACGCCGAACCGCATGGCCTTTGATCAGTTCGGCGTCTTGGGCGCGGGCGGCAACAGCGGGTTTCAGGCGGTGAACCTGGCCGCCCAGACCGGCGCGGCGCGCATCGCTCTGGTCGGGTTCGACATGACGATTTCGGCCGGCGTGCACTGGCATGGCCGCCACAAGCCAGGCCTGAACAACCCCGGTCATCTTGTGATAGACGGATGGCGCCGGGGTCTCGATGCGATGGCGCCGAAGCTGGCCGCCTTGGGGATTGAAGTCGTCAACTGCAGCGCCCAGTCTGCGCTGAAAGCCTACCGCCACATGAGCCTTGAGGAGGCCCTGCGTTGACCTATCAGAAGATCGCCCAGAGCACGTCCCTGCCGCTCTCGCTGGCGAAGGCGAAGACCAAGTTGCAGATCGAAACCGAAGGCCTGGATGAGGACGCCGTCGAGGCTATCGACGTGACGGTGACAGACGCCATTCTGGCCGCCGCCGAGCTGATCGAGGATCAGACCAAGTTCGGACTGCGCCCGACGACATGGACGCTGACCCTCTGCGAATGGCCGTGCTTCCCATTCGATCTTGACCGCGCCCCGGTGCGCGACGTGGTCGCCATCCGCTACCTCGACGAGGACAAGGTTTCGCAGACGCTAAGCGAGGCGGATTGGGACTGGTTTCCGTCAGCGACTGGCGCGATGCTCTGGATCGACAATGACGTGAGCCTGCCGGCTACGGCCAAACGGCCCGATGCGGTGGTTATCGAGTTCGAGGCCGGATTCGACATCCCCGGTGAGACGGGCGGAACGATTGCCTTGGCGCAGCCCGAGAGGATCAAACAGGCGCTGAGTCTGTTGACGGGCCACTTCTACAACAATCGCGACGCGGTCGGGGAGGCGCGCAGCTACGCGCTTGAGATGGGCGCGACGATGCTTCTGGACACGGTTCGGCTGTTCAAGTGAGCGGCCTCGTCATACGGGGGATGAAGGGCCTGGGAGACAACATCTTTCAGCGCCCATTCGTCAGGGCCGCCGCCGCGAGCCAGCCGGTGTTCATCGAAACGCCATGGCCCCAGATCTACGCCGACCTGTTCAACGTCTTCCCGGTGCACTGTCCGACGTCGCTGAGAACTCAGGCCAAGAACGTCGAAGCTTGGGGCGGCGAATGGCATCGGCCGCCCAGCGGCGCGGCGGAAATCACGGTGCGATACGCCCCGTCTGATCTTCGGCGCCGGTCTATCACCGAAACCATCGAGCGGCTGATCGGTCCCAGCGAAGAGCGAATCCACTTCGATCTTCCTGCCGATCTTCCGGCGCCGCCCTCGATGCCGCCCTATGCCGTCGTCCGCCCTGTCACGGTGCGGCGCGAATGGCTGAACGAGGCGCGCAACCCCTATCCCGAGCATGTGGCCCAGGCGGCGGCGCTGCTGCGCGCCAGGGGCCTGAAAGTGATCCTTGTGGCCGACATAGACGGCCAGGCCGAAAAGCTCGTTGGCGACCTCCCTCCGCACGACGGTGCGTTTCTGGCGGGGGAGCTTGGCGTTAGCCAGCTGCTGGCCCTCGTCAGGGGCGCGGCGGCGGTAGCCGGCGGCGTCGGCTGGATTGTCCCCGCCGCGATAGCCGCGCAGACGCCGGCCTTCGTCATTCAGGGCGGCCAGCTGGCGCACAACGCCCCGCACGTCATCACGGATCTGCGGATGAACTTGACGCGCGTCGGCTGGGCGCGGACTGATCGACCCTGCGCATGCGAGGACATGACGCACAACTGCCGGAAGCGGATATCGAATCTCCCGGCGCAATTTGAAACCTGGGCTGAAAGGGCTGGACTATGATCGAGAAGAACACGCTGCTGCTGGACCTGACGCGGGGCAACCTTGTCTGGATCGAAGAGCATCAGGTCGGGTATTTCCAAGTTAACGCGCCGGTCTACGACCAGGCCTATTTCGACCGATATGCCGCCCAGGCCGACAGCCCCATCGGCACGGCCCTGAACGAAGCCCGCTGCGCCATCGTGTCGCGCCACTGGGGTGGCGGCGTCCTCGATGTCGGGATCGGCTGCGGCGCCTTCCTGATGGCCCGCGCCGCAGAGGGCATCCAGACCGACAAGGGCTATGACATCAATCCGGCCGGCATCGATTGGCTGCAGAACCTGGAAATCTACAAGCCGCTTCATCAGGGCGTCGCCGCCGCGACGTTCTGGGACAGCCTTGAGCACATGGAACGGCCAGACCTGGCCCTAGCTCACGTCAAGACCGTGGCCTTCGTGTCGCTCCCGATCTTCCGCGACGCCCATCATGCGCGCTATTCGAAACACTTCCGGCCCGACGAGCACTATTGGTATTGGACCCGCGCCGGGTTCATCTGGTTCGCCGACCGGTGCGGCTTCGAAGTGATCGAGCACAACACGATGGAATCGCTGGCCGGCCGCGAGGACATCGAAACCTTCGTTCTCAGCCGCAGGGAGTAAGACCATGGCTCGCGTCGAATTCGTCTCCGACTACGACTATCAGCCCAGCGCCGCGCCCCGCTCGCTTATCGCCTACAAAGCGGGCTATATCGGCACGGTTCGCCGCGAGTGCTGCGACCGCGCCGTTGCGGCGGGCAAGGCGGTCGAATTGCCGCAGGAAGGGAAATCGATCGATGACGAAGCGCTTCCCAAACCGGATCGTCATCGAGCGCGAAAAACCAAACCCTGACGGGGACGGCGCCGGCAACTATGCCGCCGGCTTCGAAAAACTGGTCGGCCCGCTCTGGGCTGACATCCAAAGCGAAGGTCTCGCCAGCAGCGAGGACGAGGCGGCCGGCCAGGAAGCCAGCCGCCAGCGCTTCACGGTCGAGGTGCGACGGACGCCCCTGACCGATACCGTGGACACGCGCGACAGGATCACAGAGCCCAAAGGGCCGCGCGTGTTCGACGTCATGGCGGTCGAGAAGACCGACCGCAGCATCTACATCAAGTTCCGCGTGCAGCTGACCCCGCTGAACTGATGGCCCGCGCCGCCGCATCCGCATACCTGGCCCGCCTGAAGCGGGTAGCGCCTGCGATCAAGAACCGGGTCAACAGGGCCTTGGAAACTGGCGCGGCGGAATATGCCGGCATGATGAAGCGGCTCGCCCCGCGCCAAGAGGGCGACCTGATTGAGTCCATCGTCTATTACGCCAGGCTCGACGCTGAAGGGCTCGTCTGGATTGTGCAGGCCGGCGACGACGAGGCCTTCTATGCTCGCTGGGTCGAATTCGGCACGCCCAACCGCGCCGCGACTTCGTTTTTTTATCCGAGCATCCGAGCCTTGCGGCGCCGGGTGAAGGCCCGCATTGTCCGCGCCTGGCGAGCCGGCATCAGAGAGACCGCGACATGACCACCCCCGCGCCAGACGCCGCTGTGCAGAAAGGCGTCTTCGCCGCGCTGGACGCATCGGCAGACGTGACCGCCGCCTTCGTCGGCAAGGGCGAAAAGCAGATCTTCGACTTCGTCCCACGCGACGCCGCCGGGAAGGTGACGAAGTCCTATCCGTTCCTGGGCTTTGGCCAGTCGCAGAGCGTGCGCGGCCCTGTCGCGGACTGCGACGCCGAAACCGAAGCCTTTCTTGACGTCGAATGCTGGGATGACGCGGTGAAGCGGGGGAGCATGGGCGCCAAGGCCCTGGCGTCCGCTGTGGCCGTGGCCGCTGGCCGCACCCTCGTTTTCGAGGGCTGGACTTGCACCGAAGCCCAAGTTCAGACGATACGTAGTCTTCCAGAGGTCAACGGGGTGGCTCGCTCAATCGTGACGCTCCGCTATCTGCTCGATCCGGCATAGGGCCGACCTGTCGAACATAGGAGTTTAGGACGTGGCGACTCAGCCGAACACCAATGGCAAGAAATTGCTGATCCTGCTGGGGGACGCCGCCTCCCCCGAGGTTTTCGCGCATCCGTGCTCGATCAATGGGGACCGGGGCTTTAGCCGCGAGGCCCAGACCACCGATGAACTGGATCAGGACTGCGACAACCCCGACGAACCGGGCTGGCTGACCCGCACCGTTGACGGCTTTAGCGCCTCGATCAGCGGCGCCGGCCGGATCAAGACCGGTGACGTGGCGGCCTTCGACGAGTGGTTCGAAAGCGGCCAGCCGCGCAACGTCAAGGTCAAGATCGATGCGGTGGGCGGCCGAACCTATACAGGTCAGTTCGTCCTCTCGACGTGGAACCTGACCGGCCCCGAGACCGGCTCGATGACGTTCGATATCGCGCTGCAGTCCAGCGGCCCCGTCACCAGCGCCGACAACTAGACCATGACCAGGGCTGAAGACGATCCGGCGGCGGGGGAAACCTCGTCGCCGAAGCTTGTGCAGGCCTCGCGCCGCCAAGACATCACCCTGTCCTTCGGTGACGGCGAATACCGGTTCAAGATGGGGATCGGTGAATTCGAGCGCCTGCAAGAGAAGTGCGACGCCGGGCCGCCGCACGTGCTTGAACGGCTGACCACGAACCGCTGGATGATCTCTGACATTCGCGAGACGATCCGCCTGGGGCTTGAAGGCGGCGGGACCGCGCCGGCCATCGTGATCGGCCTGATACGCCGCTATGTGGACGGTCGCGCGCCGGCCGAAAACCTTCCCCTCGCCCAGATGATCCTTCTGGCCGGAATCATGGGGGTTGAAGATGAACCCCTAAAAAAACAGCAGGCGCCGGCTCGGAAGCGGCGGGCCTCCCCCGCGAAAAAATAGAGTTCGGCGCCATCTACAAGCGCGGGCGCCGGATGGGCTTCAGCCCTAACCAAGTCCGCGAAATGTCGCTCTGGGAATTCGGCGTGCTATGGGAGGATTACGTCGAAGAGAACAGCGGCGATCAGGTCGAGGCGCCGTCTGAAGCGGACCTAGATGACCAGATCGCGCGCCTGATGGGAGCGTGAAGGCATGGCGACCGATACTGAACGGCTGATCCTCTCCCTTGAGGCCCAGTATCGGCGCCTGCAAAAGGACATGGATAAGGCCAACGGGATCGCGGCGGCGAGCACCCGGAAGCTGGAAGCCCGCTTCGTCCAGACCAACCGGGCCATTTCGCGGTCGGCCGACACCATGGCCCGCGACGTGGCCCGGTCCTACAGCGCGGCGGCCAAGAGCGCGCTTTCGAACACGTCGAGCCTGAAGGCGGCCTTGCTCGGGAGCGCCAGCGCCATCGCGGCCAGCTTCGGCGTGCAGGAAGTCGCCAACCTGGCCGACAGCTACACCCGGTTCACCAATCAGCTGAAGCTGGCCGGCCTGGAAGGCGGTCGCCTGACCTCGACGCAGGAACAGCTCTTCAGCATCGCCCAGAAATACGGCGTTGAGCTTGAGGGCCTGGGTTCGCTCTATGGCCGCGTCGCCCAGGGCGCGAAGGAACTGGGCGCCAGCAACGCGGATCTGCTGAAGTTCACGACCGGGGTTGCCGCCGGCCTGAAGGTGCAGGGCGGATCGGCCGACAGCACCAAGGGCGCGCTGATGCAGCTGTCGCAGGCCTTGGGCGGCGCGATTGTCCGAGCCGAAGAGTTCAACTCGATCAACGAAGGCGCGCGCCCCATCCTGCAGGCCGTGGCCAACGGATCGGACAAATACGCCGGGTCGGTGTCAAAACTCCGCGCCGCCGTGATCGACGGCAAGGTCACGTCGCAAGAGTTCTTCGCCGCGTTCCTCAAGGGGTCCGCACAGCTTGAGGCCCAGGCGACCAAGGCGAACCTGACCATCGGCGCCAGCTTCACGGTTCTGAACAACGCCCTGGGAAAATACATCGGCGAAACCGATCAGAGCCTGTCCGCGACGCAGCGCCTGTCGGCCGGCATAACCGCCCTGGCGAACAACCTCGACAGCATCATCCCCGCTCTGACGGTGATCATCGGCTTCATCGGCGTGCGCTATGCGGCGGCGGCTGTCACCTTCGTTGCGTCCGAGACGGCGCGGTCGGCGGCTCTGGTCCGCTCCACGCTGGCCACGGAAGCCGCGACGGCGGCGAACGCCCACTATGCGGCGATGAACCTGCGCGCCAGCGCGACGGCGGCGAGTATGGCGGCCAGCGTCAGCGGCCAGGCCGTGGCCATGGGCGTCGCGGCCGGCGCGGCGCGCACTGTCGGGACGTCCCTGCTGGCGGCCTTCGGCGGCCCGGTCGGGCTCTCGATCATCGCCATCACGGCGGCGGTCGGCGGCCTGATCGCCATCGAGCGCCAAGCGACCCAGGCAACGAAGGAATACACCGAACAGGCCGTGTCGGTGGAGAAGTCGCTGCGCGCCTACGAAGACGCCGCCATTGCCGCCGCGACGGCCACCGGCAAACAGGCCAAGGCCGCCCGCGACGCCGCCGCCCAGGCGCGCGCAGAGGCCGTCGAGCACCGAAACGGGGCGCTGGCTAAGCTGAACAGCGCAAAGGCCTCTCTGGCCCTCCTGCAGGCCGAAGCGGCCCAGGCGAAAAACTCGATTGACGAGTACGGCGGCGAGGGTTCGGTTCCGAGCACGGGCGGCCAGTTGCGGCTGAACGATCTTCGCCAGAAGCAAACCCAGGCGAACCTGGCTGCGGCGCAGGCGGCGCTCGACAACGCGACCAAGTCGATTGCTGCGAGCGACCGCATTCTCAGCGCCAAGGCGGCGCCCGTCGCTGCGGTGGCAGATCCCAAGGCCGCGAAGGCCGCCCTGGCCGCCCAGCGGAAACAAGAGGCGGCCGAAAAGCGGATCGAGGCCGCGCGCGTTTCCGACGTCCGCGATGACAAGGCGTTCGACGTGGCCCTGCGTCAGGCCCAGGCCCGGCTGGTCTCGGCGCAAGTGGAGTCGGCCAGCGTCGCCGCCGAGCGCCTCAAGCTGCAGATCGAGGGACTGGAAGCCGAGCGTGTCCAGCGAGACCGCGAGATCGCCGCCGAGGGGCCGACCGGAACCAAGCGCTACACCGCCGCAGAGGTGAAGCGACTGCGGGATCTGAATGCCCAATCGACGGCCCAGGAAAAGCTGAACCTCGAAACCGAAGCCCAGGCGAAGGCGCAGCGGGCCATCACAGAAGCGACGCTCGACGGCATTGCCGACAAGCTGGAGCTGCTGAACTATGAGCGCGACTTGGCGACCACCGCCGCAGAGCGCAACGCTGTCGAACGGCGCATCCTCGCGCTGGCCCAGAAGGAAGAGCGCGAGCGCCTTCAGGCGGTGGTCAATTCGAAAGATCCGAACGTCTCGCCGGCTGAAAGGGACAGCGCCCGCCGCCGGCTGGAAGTCCTGCCGCAGATCGAGAAGGCTCAAAACGACGTCCTGGCGCGTGGCCAGCGCGACGAGCTGAAGAATAGCATTCTCAGCGGCCTTCAGGCGGCGCGCGGCGGCGCAGACGACTTCGCCGACTACCTGGGGAACGCCATCGAGACCAAGCTTGCCGACGCCGTTGCCGGCGGCCTGGCCGATCTCCTGCTAGGGACCGGCGGCGCCGATGGCGGCGGACTGCTGAAGCAAATCGGCTCGACGATCTTGGGCGGCCTGAAGATCCCCGGCTTCGCGGCCGGCACGCCCTACGCGCCCGGCGGCCTCGCCTATGTGCACAAGAACGAGCTGATCAACCTTCCGAAGGGCTCTCGGGTCAACACGGCCAGCCAAACCCGCGCCATGCTGCAGGGCGGAATGGGCGGCGCGCGGCGCGGCGGCGGGACGACGGTCGTGGCCGACTTCTCGGGCGCGGTGGTCACGCAAGACCTGATCGACAGCTTCAACGGCATGGTGCAAAGCGCCGAGGCGCGGGCTACCATCCAAGGCGCGCAGCTGGGCCAGGCCCGCACGATGAAGCGGCTTCAGCGCGCGGCCTCCCGCCGCGTCGGTTTGTAGAGGGGACCGCCATGAGCGTTCTATTGCCGGAAGTCCCGATGCTGGCCGACGTGAGCGGGCGCCTTGTGGACTTCGGCGCTACCTTGGCGCCGCCCCTGGGCGGGGCTTCACAGCAGATCGCGCGCCTGGGCGACCGCTACGCCTACGACATCACCCTGCCTTCGCTGTCGGACTCCTGCGCCCGCAACTGGATCGGCGCCCGGCTGCGGGCCAAGGCAAGGGCTGAAACCCTCGTTCTGCTGGTTCCTCGCGTGAAAAAGTCAGGCCTTCCAGCCGGCGCGCTGGTTCAGGGCGGCTCGCAATTGGGAACGACGCTCGACACGGATGGCCTGGGCGCCGGGACGTTTATCCCTGCGTTCACGCCCTTCAGCTTCCAGAGCGGTGGTCGCCACTACCTGCACATGACCACCGACGACGCGACCGCGAACGGCGGCGGCGCGGCCTCCCTGTCGATCTCGCCCATGCTGCGCGTGTCGCCGGCCGATAACCTGGCCCTCGATTTCCTGACGCCCAAGATGGAGGGCTTCTTGGAAGGAACCACGGTCGCATGGGACCTTCGCCGTCTAAAGCGCTATGGAACGTCCTTCACGTTGGTTGAAAACGAGTAACCTTCCATGACGACCATGTCTGGGCCGCTCGCGGCGGAAGTCGCCAAGCCGGCCTTTCGCGCGTTCATCGCGGTTCAGATCCTGTTGCCCGCCGCATCCATCCGCTTGCTCGATGGACCAGGCGTTGCCGCGTTCGATGTCGGTGACGGCCTGGGTTCTCAGACCTTCACCGGCCGCGACGCGGTGTTCGGGACCTTGGGCGGGGCTTCCGACATCGAGGACGGGATCGGGAACGAGGCCGCCTCGCTGACCCTGACCATGCTCCCCAAGACCAACTCTGCGATGGCCGCGCTCGCGTCTCCCGCCGCGCAGGGCTCTTCGGTCAAGATCTGGTTCGGCGCCATTGCATCGACCACCGGCCTTGTCGTGGGCGACCCGCTGCTGATCTTCGACGGATTGACCGACATCGCCGAACAGATCGTGACCCAGAATGGCCGCGCCCTTCAGATCACCGTGGATTCGATCATGGTTCGCTTCCTCGACGCCGATCAGGGCGCGCGGATGAACAACGGCTTTCACCAGCGTGTCTATCCCGGCGAGAAGGGTTTCGAGTTCGTCACCAGCATTGTGCGAAAGGTCCCGTGGGGGTCTGACGTCCCGAAAGACGCAATCACCTATCAGCCGGCCGCCGCCGTCAACGCGCGGTACAGCACCTTCTACGGGCTGGCCCGATGACCGCTGTTCTGATTCTGCGCCGCGACGCCGCCCAGGCCACGCTAGACCACTTCATCGGAAAGCCCTTCGTCTGGGGCAAGGCCGACTGCGTTCGACTGGTCGCGTTCAACCTGCGGAAGCTGGGTTACAGGCCCAGCCTGGCCAAGGGCGGCGCCTACAAGTCCGAGACCGGCGCCAGGCGCGCGCTGAAGGCCGCAGGCTTCGCGCGACTGGAGTCGACCATGGATGGCTTGGGCCTTCCCCGCATCGGCCACGCGTCATGCCTGGCCGGCGATATCGTCGCCATCACTAGCGGCGAAGACTGGCCCGCCTTGGGCGTGGCCCTTGGCAATGGCCGCGTCTTGGCCTTCAACGTTCATACCGGCCTCGCGGGGGTCTGCGCGCCAGACGCCGCCGACGTGGTCGCCGCCTGGAAAGCTGACCCATGCCTCAAGCCGCACTAGCCGTTGCCGTCTGGGTCGGATCTTCCGCCGCGTTCGCCGTCTCGGCGCTTGGTGCTGGGACCGCTGTGGCCGCGACGGTGGGTTATGCCGCCATCGGGGCGACCCTGGCCGCTGAGATGTACGCTGTCACAGCCGCCCAGAAATTGCTGGCGCCGAAGCTCGGGACCGGCGGGGACAACGGCGCGGGAACTGAATGGAAGGCCAATCCGCGCGCGGGCATCCCCTACGCGGTCGGTCGCTGCAAGGTCGGCGGCAACATCGTGTTCGTGCAGTCGGCCGGCGCGTCGAACAAGTACATCAACTTCGTCACCGCCTACACGGGCGCCGGCCCCATCGACAGCTTCGAACAGTTCTACGCCGACGACGTCGCGGTGACGTTCTCGGCGGACAGCGGCGAGGGCGCGAGCGGCTACTATCTCAACCGCATGTGGATGAAGCGCCAGCTGGGCGCGGTGGGCGATCCCTGGATGCACTGGACGGCGACGGGGACGAAGGACACCCCGGCCAACCATGGCGGGATGCCGCCCGAATGGACGTCCGCGCACCTGATGACGGGTTACGCGGCGTCCCTCTGGGCGCTGGAATACGACGCCGGCAAATACAGCTCTGGTCGGCCCGCTCACGCAATGGTCGGCAAGTGGGTGAAGGTCTACGACCCGCGCCTCGACTCCACCTATCCCGGCGGCTCTGGGACGCACCGGGCCGGCGAAGAAGACACCTATGAGTGGTCGGCCAATCCCTACCTTCACGCCCTGACGTGGATCATCGGCCGCTTCCAGAACGGCAAACGCATCCTGGGCCTGGGCCTGCCGGTCTCGCGCATCGATGTCGCCGCCTTCGTCGAGGGCGCGAACGTGGCCGACGCCAACGAATGGACGTGTCACGGGCTGGTCTATTCGACCGACGACAAGGCCGAAGTTCTGAAGGCCTTCCTGCAGGCCGGCGCCGGCAAGCTGATGTTGCTGAACAACAAGATCAGCTGTTTCGTGAACACCCCGCGCGTGAGCCTGGCGACGATCCGCTCGAAAGACGTGGTCGGGGACGTGAATGTCAGCGCGACCCAGAGCGCGACCGACCGCATCAACATGATCTGGCCGACCTATACGGACGAGTCGCAGAACTGGGATCGGGTCACGCCTGACGACGCGGTCGCGGTCCCTGAGTACTTTGACGACGATGGTGGCGAGCGCCAGACCGAAGTGGATTACCTGCTGGTTGCCGACGTGATCCAAGCCGCCCAGCTGGCGCGCTACGACATCGAGGACAGCCGCGAGTTCACGCCGGTTCAGCTCCCGTGCAAGCCCGAATGGATGGGCTACAAGCCTGGCGACTGCATCACCGCCGACGAGCCCGAATGGGGACTGAACGGCCAGAAGCTGCTGATCCTGTCGCGAAAGTTCAACCCGCTCTCGCTGGTCACGACGCTAACCTGCCGGTCAGAGACGGACGGAAAGCACGCCTACGCCCTGGGCCAGACCGCGACGCCGCCCGACGCCCCGGCGCTGACCGGCATCGACCTGTTCCCGCCTGCGCCCGATACGGACGACTGGACGGCGGTCGGAACGACCCTGACCGACAACGGCATGCAGATCCCGGCCATTCTGATCGACGGCGCGCGCGGATCGCCTTCGGCCGTTGCCCTGCTGGTTCGCTTCCGGCCTGACGTTTCGCCAGATTGGTCGGTCGAGCCTGCGACGCCGCTGGCCAATGATGACCCGGTGCACATCGAAATCCGAGGCCTGACGCGCGGCACGCTCTACAACATCTCGATTGCCTACCGGTCAGACCGTGGTCTCGATGGCGATTGGACCGACCTTCCGAACGTCACGGCCGGCGACTTCAGCCTCGACGAGATCGTTGCGGCCTTCGACGACGGCGCCCTAACGCCTGGCGAGAAGCTCTATGTCGTCCCCCAGCTGAACGCGTTGATCGCGGCCAGGGCCGGACTGCGCGCCCAGGCTGACGCGCTGAACTTGGTCTACGGCTACGCACCCGGCCGCACCGAATACGAGGACGCCGCCGACGCCCTAGACGCGGCGCTTGCGGATCTCGATACGCCCGTCGATTGGGACGACAGCAGCGACCTGACTGAGGTTCCCGACCCAGCGGCGTTTCGCGCGGCCTTCGAAAACGCCATCGCCAAAGAGGTCGGGCTGCAAACCTCGATCTCTTACATCAACTCGATCAAGACGAGCGACAGCAAGAACCTCTGGCGCGGCGTTGACTGGGCGGTGTCTGGCGGCGGTGTTCTGATCACGCCGGCCTTCGGTCAGTCAGGGCGCGGCGCCCGGCTTCCAGCGGCAACGGCCGGCGCCCGGCTCTACGGCCTCAAGAGCGGGTTCGACGGCCGGTACGTGCTGTCCTTCCTCGCTCGCTCTACGGGTGGCGCGGCCACCCTGCGCGGCAAGATGCGCGACCCTAGCAACGCGGTGCTGTCCGACCTTCCAGACACCAGCTGGAGCGTCACGACCACGCCCCAGGTCTTCAGCTGGAACATCACTTCGACAGACCCTGACTTCGACGTGGCCGAGCTGTCGCTGTTCGAGAGCACGGGCGACATCGCGTCGGGCCGCACTATCGAAATCACCGACTGGAAGCTGACTCCCGGCGATACCGTGACGGCCTGGTCGCCATCACCAGACGATCCTGATCTTCTGCGCTTGGCTACCTATACGGGCGCGCTCAATGCTACCTATGGCGCTCAAATCGGCTCGACCCTGCTGCTGGCTGGTGGCGGCACGGCGTCCACAAGCGACGTGGTCACGGCCTCCGGTACAGCGGCGGCCATCGCCGGGCAATCGGCCTGGGCGACCTATTCTACCCTCTCGCCCACCACCATCGCCGGGCGGACGCAGTTCTATGGAAGCGATGGGCGGACTTATGAATATCAGGTCTTGCCGCTCAACTATTCTGTCGATGGCGTGGCGGGCCGCTATACGCAGCCGCTAACGGCCGGCATCGGGACGATCAGCGTTGCCTCATTCCTGATCTATGTTCCAGCAAACAGCGGGATAACGACAATTTCGGTCCCCTCAACCAGCTTTTCGGGCCTATCAGACGACACGACTTATACGATCTTTTATCGCCCAGAATTCGGCGATTGGTTCCCCATCGTGTCCTCAAATGCAGCGGCCTATAAGACCAGCCGAGACGGCTATATCGAGATCGGCACCATCGCGACGCCATCGGGCGGCGGCACTTGGACGGCGCCGACTTCGGAATACACCAGCACTGGCCTTTACGACGCCTACCGCTGCATTTCGACCGAAGCCTTGCTAGCCAGCGGCAAGCCTGCGGGGGGAGCTGAGATTGGTGACCCACTGACCATGATGGACCCGGCCGGCGAACTTTCCCTGCCTGGAAAAATAAATGCCGTTCGGATCTCGGAAGCCGAATGCGTCACCCTGCGCACTGAAAACGGCGGACAGATCACGGTCAGCATGACGGCGCCCATCATGACGCGCGATGGCCAGGGCTACCTGCCCCATGCGATCCGCGCCGAAGAGTGCGCGCCCGGCATGGCCATTCCGACCCTGGGCGATGACGGGCGGGTCATCTGGACGCTATTGGAAAGCGTCACGCCGGCCGGCCGCCGCAAGGTCGCGATGATCAGCGCGGAAAATGGCGTCTATGCTGCGGCCGACCCCGGAAGCTCTGTCATGATCTTCACGCACAACATCTACAACAAGGCCTGAGAACATGAGCGACGAAACGCCTACCGACATCACCGCCGACATCGCGGACCTGGCGCCAGAGGATCGGGTTTTTCTTACGAACGAAGGTCACCGGGTGAAGGTCAAGGTCGTGCTGAGCGACTCCACCTCGAACATCGGCGCCTTCGTTTTTCAGCTGTCGGGCTCCATTGTCGGAGTTGATGGCAAGGCGCTTCACCGTTCGGATGGATCGCCGGCCGTGCACGATCTGAAGCGAACCCATCATCAACTTTCTGACGCTATGAGCGACCCGGTGAAGGGCTTGGAAATGGCCCGACTGGCATGCGTCCGAGACACTGTAACGGCTGAAAAGCACCGCGACCTGATCAAGGCCGCCGTGCGAGGTGGTGACGTCGGCTTGGCGACCGCCGCCGGCCAGGCTGCTCGCAAGGCCGCCGAAGCCGCGCAGAAGGAAAGCTGAACATGGAATTCATCACCGAAATCCCCGCGCTGCGATCTGCGGTGGTCGCCTTCTGCATCATGCACGGCGCTGGCCTCGCCCCCTACACGCGCGGCTATGTCGAGACGGCGGCGGGTTACGCCAGTCCGGTCGATCAGTTCACAGCAATGGCCGAGATCCTCTATGCTGGCATCGATGACGTCGATCCGGCATCGGCTGATGCGGCCTGCACGATGACCGGTCAGCTGGCGCAGTTCGTTCTCACGAATTATCAGACGCTGAGCATGGGCGAAGAGCCTGATAGAGGACTTCGTATCGTAGCCGCCATGCGGCGCCGACTGGGCGAAACGCCCGGTCCAGACCCCTCGACCGATCCGCTTCCGCTGGATCAATACAAGGCGCCGTGATCGGTTATCAGCGGCGCGCGACAAGTAGACGCGCGGCAGAAAGGTGATATCGACGAGGCCTCACAGCTTTGGAGACTCCCCATGAAATCCCACGTCACCGCCATCGAGAAGGCGTTGAACGACGCCGAGGCATATGTCGCAGGCCTGGCTGATGGCCCGCTGAAGACCGCCGCCGCTGCAGCGCTGGATGAAGTTCACAGCGTCGCCCTGGACCAGTATCAGGCCTTCGTCGCCCAGTTCCCCGACGAGATCGCCGAAGAGGGCGTCGCCCTGCGTTCTGGCGGCCACGACAAGGACTAGCCGAAGATGGGGCCGGTAAGCATCTGTTTCGGCCTCGCGACGGTGGCGGCCCTGGCTCTTGCAGCCTGTGGCCGCCGATCCGCCCCCGATGCGTTTTACCTCGCCGTGATCTTTGCGGGCTGGTTCGTGATTTGGGAGGCTCTCAGGCCGATTTACCCCCGAGAGGTGTTGGACAGCCTAAACCCGGCTATTGACGCCCTGCTGGGCTCCCTGTGCACCCTGTCATGGCTAAAGCACCGCCGCCGCTGGCGCGCGGGGTTAATCCTGACCTTCACCTTCCAGTCGGCGCTGCACGTGATCTTTCGCAACCCGGCCGCCGCAGTTGAAAATCAACACCTCTACACGCTATTGCTGAACGTGACGCACGCCGCTCAATTGGCGCTTCTGTCATGGGAGGGCGGGCAGCGTGTGGGACTGGCTCTTATCGACTGGGTTTTTCCTATTCCTGATATGCGTCATAGGACGAGCAGTGCGCGCGGCGCGAGCAAGCTTGGAAAAGATCAGGGATGGCGATGACAACCAGTGAAGTTGCCCTGATCGTCGCAGTTGCGGTACAGGGCGCCGGCTTCTGTTTCTGGCTCGGGGCGCTCTCAACCAAGGTCAAGCGCTTGGAAGAGGATCTGGCCAAACACGACAGCCTGAATGACAGCGTCATTCGGTTGGAGGTCTCAGCCGAACAGACCAAAGACAAGCTCGACAATATGGCCCGTGCTATGGAGGGATTCAGCCGTCAGCTTGCGAACCTGATGCAGCGCGGCATCAAGGGCATAAACGAGGGCTGACATGGGCGAGACCGACACGCCGATCACTTCGCCCCCGCCGAAAGGCTGGGAGCTGTTCAAGACGGTGGTCGGGGACCTGGCCCGGCCGGTCGGCCTTCTCATCACCTCGATAGGCGCGGCAGTCGCAACCGTGATC